AAGATGAGCAGAGCGCAGTCGATGCAGGCGCGTATTGCAATGGGGAAGGTTTATTTCCCGTCTTATGCTCCTTGGTATCAAGAAGCGCGTGACCAATTGTTGAAATTTCCGCACGCTGCGCATGACGACTTAGTCGACGCAATGGCGTATATAGGTTTGGGATTAGCCAAGCAGGTGAGAGCCAGACCGATTAAAGCGGTCAATAAAGGCCCACAGGCTTACACTCTTGGATGGATTAAGAAACAGACGCGCGATGCTGAGAAAGAACGGCAAGCGCGTCATGGGGGTTGGTAATGGTTGGTGAGCCTGGACTGATGACAGAAGGCCCGATGGATGGCCTTGACCCAATGGCGCTTGATGCTGAAGGCCCGACGCCAGAGGGTGAGAAAGTCGTCGACCGCGACGCTCCAGAACCAACAGAGCAGCGCAAGGCGCTTGTCGACTCTCTCAACAAGATGGTCAAAGAGGCGAAAGCGCATTGGGATAAGACCTTTAAGGATATGGAGAAAGACCAGCGCTTCTGTGCTGGCGAGCAATGGCCTTCAGAGACGAAAGCTGCAGCGTTTAACGATGATTTTGATGACCGCTATGTTGCGAACATCACGCTTCGCCATGTCCAGCAGAAAGTCGCAGCTCTTTATGCAAAGAACCCTAAAGCCATCTGCCGTCGGCGTCAGAAGCTGTTAGCGACGACCTGGGACGGGTCGATGCAGACGCTTGCAAAAGCGCAAGAGACAATGCAGCAGCAACAGATGGCGCAGCAGGCGATGATGGCAATGGGCGCGTCATTGATGACAGGCGCACCAATGCCAGGACAAGCGCCTCCAGCTCCAGGGCCTGACGGCATGCCTGGAGCTCCTGGCCCGATGCCGATGCCGCCAATGCCCCCTGACCCTGTCGCTGTTGAAGAAGCGCAGATGGTTATTGCAGAGGCGAAGGAAGTTAAGCAGCAAGTTGACCAAGCGAATAAAATCGCACGCACGCTTGAGCTTCTTTATGAATATGAGATTTCAGAGCAGCAGCAGCCATTCAAGTCGATGATGAAGATGGTCATTCGGCGCGCTGCGACATCTGGTGTCGGCTGGGTGAAGTTGGGCTTTCAGCGCATTATGGGCAAGAACCCTGATTTTGACTCACGCATTGCTGATATTCAGCAGCGTTTGTCGACTTTGGAGCGCATCAGTGCCGACATCGCTGACGGCGAAGCAGAGATTGATTCAGCTGAAGCTGAGCAATTGCAGCTTCTGTTAGCTGACATGCAGAGCGACACTGACATGGTGGTGAGAGAAGGCTTGATGCTTTCTTATCCTAAGCCAACAGCAATCATCCCTGACCCGCGCTGTGTGCAGCTGCGTGATTTCTTGGGGTGTGATTGGGTCTGTGAAGAGTTCATGCTGACGCCTAATGAAATTCAAGAGACCTATGGCGTTGATGTCGGCAAAGACTTCGTCGCTTATAATCGCATTGATACAGGGACAGACTATGAGCGCGCACGCGCTATATGGTCGACGGGGACCTTCTCAGACGATGCGCATATCTCCGATGGGGATAGTGAGAGTGCGCTCGTCTGGGAGGTTTATAACCGCAAAGATGGCCTCGTTTATACGCTTTGCGACGGCTACAAGGACTTCCTTCGTCGCCCTGCACAGCCTGAGTTTTATACTGACCGTTTCTGGCCTTGGTTCTTGGTCGCGTTTAACGAGTTAGATGGTAAGGTCTATCCACCGTCAGATGTTAAATTAATGCGTCCAATGCAGCTTGAGCTTAACCGTTCAAGACAAGGCATGCGCGAGCATCGCTTCGCTAACCGTCCTAAGATGGTTTATGCTGAAGGATTGCTATCAGAAGATGACCTAGACGCACTGAAAAACCATCCGATTAATGCTCTTATCTCTGTTTCTGGCCTTCAGCCTGGCACAGACATCAAGACAGTTGTGCAGCCTCTTTCTGGCTCGCCACTTGACCCTAATCTCTATGAAGTCAATCCAATCTTCCAAGACATGATGCGTGCAGTTGGCGACCAAGAAGCCAATCTTGGCGGCACTTCTGGTCAAACAGCGACAGAGACGAACATCGCGCAGTCATCGCGTGCTTCAGCTCTTGGCTCTGCAGTTGATGATATTGATGAGACTTTGACGGCGCTTGCACGCGCTGCAGGTCAAATCCTTCTCCTCAATGTTTCTGAAGAGACTGTGAAGTCGATTGTCGGCCCTGGCGCTATGTGGCCAACATTGACGAAGGCTGAAGTGTCAAAAGAGTTGATGCTTGAGATTGAAGCAGGTTCTTCTGGGCGTCCTAATCAAGCGCAAGAGCTGCAGAACTTTGAGCGACTTTCGCCAATTCTCATGCAGCTTCCTGGCATTAACCCTCTCGTTCTTGCGAAAGAAGCGATTAAGCGCCTTGATGACCGCATCGATATTGAGGCAGCAGTTGCAGAAGGCATGCCGTCAATTCAATCAATGAATGGTGGCGGTGGAGCTCCGCAGATGGGTGCTCCTGGTCCAATGGGTGGGCCACAAGCTCAAGGTCCACAAGGTGCGAATAATGCACCAAAGCCCCCACCACCAAGCCCATCGTCCCCATCTCCTAAGCCACAAGGTGCGCCACAGGGTTTAATGGGGACTTAAGTTGTGGTAGTGAAAGTTGTTTTTAATGTCTAACAAAGGAGCCTAAGAGTGCAAGGCGACGACACATTTCAGGAAAGTTCAGCCCCCGTTGAGTCAACGACTCCAGCGGTTGAGCCTTCTATTACTCCGGCAACGGAGTCGCAATCCTCTGAGACGGCGGTCTCAGAGTCTGGTGAGCAATCCAAGGAGAGCCTTCTCGATGCTGTGCAGAAAGTGGTGGCGACCACTGAAGAGCCGACTGTCGAGGGGGAGAAAGCCAAGGAAGATGCACCTAAACAAGTAACGCCTGAAGAAGGGGAAAAGGAAGAAGACGACGAGTCAAATACAGAGACTGAATCTTCAGCTAACGAGGAGGTGCCAGAAAGTGTGCCTGCTCCTGTCAAGAAGAAACTCAGAAAACTGCAAAAGGAAGCTCTCAAATACAAGCATGAAGTTGAGAACTTAAAACCTTCTGCAGAAATCGGGCAGCAACTTCAGAATTATGCGAGCTCAAATAATCTTTCATCGGAAGATGTCGTATTCGCTCTCGACCTCGCCTCTATGGTGGCTCGAAACGACTATGAAGGCTTCTATAAGGTTATTTCGCCTCTAATTCGGCATGCTCAAGAAGTCACTGGTGTTGTTCTGCCGCAAGACCTGCAAGGCATGGTCGAGCAGCAGCAAATGACCCCCCAGGCGGCTCAAGAGTTTGCGCGAACCCGCTTTGAGCGTGCTCAATACGAAAACCAAGCAAGACAGATGCAGCAGGTCCAAGAGACCCAGCAAGTCGGTCGTGTGAAGGATGATGTGCAGCGCTCAGTCTCAGCATTTGAACAGCGTCTCGCCGCTCAAGACCCCGACTATAAGGCAAAAGCCGACGCCGTCAGGCGTGCAGCGCAAGCAATGCTCTTTGAGCGTGGCGGTCGCATTAACAATCAGCATGAAGCCCTGCAAATCGTGCAGGCTGCTTATAATGAGGTTAATGCTCAATATCGCCGCATCAAGCAGCCTGTTCGTGCAACTGCACCAACTCCTGGCTCGTCAAATCCACAAACCCCACCAGCGCGTTCAGCTCCAAAGAACCTAATGGAAGCAGTTCTCTCGGGCCTAGCAAAATCGCGCGCTGGCTAATCTTAGGTAAACGATAATGGCTTTTACAGCTGGTGAAATTGCCAACATCGCTAATGCGGCGTTGGATTACTACTTAAACAAGGGCGACACCTTCAAGCAGTCGCTTCAGAAGCGTCCTTTCTGGGACAAGCTCGAGAGCTCTGCAAAGACCTTCCCAGGCGGCAAAGGCGACATCAGCCTTGCAGTTGAAGGTGACTTTGGCGCAGGCGGCGTTAACGACAGCATCAAGGGCTACACCCATGATGACAAAGTTAATTTCTTTAACCCCGCCAACATCAAGCGTGCGAACTTCACATGGCGCGAGCATCACATCGGCCTCACGATGACGCACACTGAACTCAAGATTGACGGCATCTCTGTCGTTGATACGAATGGTGAGCGCACATCGAACCACTCACAGCGTGAGCTGACGGTCCTTGTGAACCTCCTCGAAGACAAGCTCTTCGCTCTTGGTGAACAGTACGCTCGCGGTATGAACGCGCTCGCTTATGGCGACGGCACTGCTGACCCGAAAGCTCTTGCTGGTCTTGGCGCTCTTGTTCGTCCTAATCCAGCTGCTGGCACTGTCGGCGGTCTCGATTCAGTTGCTAACAAGTGGTGGCGTAACCGCGCACGTACAGTTGCTTATCAAACAGCTGTGACGGCTACGCCAGCTCTTGCTGGTCACGGCGGCGATGCTGTTACATCGAATGTTGCTGACGGCGGCGCTCTCGCTCAAGTCCTGCAGTTCGAATATCGTCAGCTGACCCGTTACGGCGGCAAGCCTACCGCAGCTTTCTGTGGTTCTGCCTTCCTTGACGCTCTTGAGAAAGAGCTGCGCGCTAACGGCGTCTACACGCAGACGGGCTTTGCTTCTGGACAAGATATGTCTATCGGCAAGTTGAACTTCATGGGCACTGAGTTCGTTTACGACCCAACTCTCGATGACATGAACCTGTCAAAGCGCTGCTACTGGCTCGATATGAAAAACATCAAGCTGATGAAGATGGACAACGAATGGCGCAAAGATCATACGCCTGCCCGTCCTGCTGACCAGTTCATCCTGTATCGTTCGATTACTTCGACGGGCGCGATGGTTGCTCAGCAGCTCAACAGCTCGCTGGTCATCGACATTAAATAACGAAAATCTTTGCGTCGTGTCGCACTCCACGGCGCGGAGATAGAGGTCGGCATTTCCCCTAGGTCTGCCGACCTCGCCTAGTCGGAGTGTGCAATTGAGTGTGAGGAATCAAAATGCACTTTGTTACTTGTAGTGTGAGACTTGCTGGCGACATGCGCATGGAAGTTGTGCGCGACGCTTTCAATCCTGTCTCCTATCCAGAAGTCGAAATCCTTCGTTATCTCCACGGCGATGACGCTGTTCTTAATGTGAAGGCGATTGCTGAAGTTGAGCAATCAGCGAGGGAAGAGAAAGAGCGCCTTTCTCTTAAATACGGCACTGTCAATGTCGAAACGGTTTTCCCTGGTAAGAACCCCCAGATGGAAATGAAGATGCCGAAAGCATCTATCGACCCTGACCAAGTGTGGAAGAGCCCACTCGACAAGGAAGTCGCTGGCTTCGATGTGGAGCCTAAGCAGGAACCAGCGCCGCCCAAAGCTAAGCAAACCAAAGCCAAAGCGGCCGTCGAAGAGAACCCTTTCGCTGAATAACAAGGACCACTGAGATGGCTGTCGATACGCTTGCAAATCTAGTTGAAGATGTTCGTGCTGAAGCTGGGCATGCGTTGACACCATCTCAGGGCCTTAACTCTGAAAAGACGCTTAAGAAATTAATCGCTCGCACAGAGAAAGAGCTCTGGACAGCATTTACTTGGCCAACCCTGATGATACGGGCTCAGGTCGTTGTGCAGAAAGACCAATTTCGCGTCGCCTATGCTGCGCAGCTTCCTTATGACCAGATTAGAGAAGCCTATTGGTGCGCCACAGGCTCAGACCATTTTGTTAAGATGGACTATGGCTTTGCAGAGGATTGCATCAAGGCTGATGGCACGAACTCGACAGCTTCGCCAACAGTGCAGCTCTGGGAAGATGACGGCGTTGATGACACTCTTTTCAGAATTTGGCCGACGCCTTCTGTGAATGGCTATGTGCGGTTTAGAGGCATGCGTCCTCTCAACGCTCTCATCAATGACGATGATTATTGCACGCTTGACCCAACACTCATCACCCTGCGCGTCGCAGCAGAGCTCTTAACGAGAGCCAAGGCTGAGGATGCTCAGACGAAGATGCAGAGCTTTCAGCGGCATCTTCAAAAGCTCCTGGCGATTAAAGTCTCTGATAAGCACAAGGTTTCGACCTTTGGCTCAATGAGAGGTTATCGCTCGCACTTTAATCGTTCGCAGCGGTT